TGGTCGGCTACATGTATGGGGAAATTAGAATAAATTAACGGCAACTAAAGAGCATGTTCAACTGTGAACAGGATCCCCTCGCCCTGCTCATTGAATTAACTCCGAAGTTAGCAAAACGACGTTTTAGACAATCCATATACGAAGCATGGGACTGCAAATGCGGTTATTGCGAAGAACCTGCTACGTCTCTTGATCACATTGTCCCACGATTCAAGTCTGGATCAAGTAACAGAAACAACCTCATTCCTGCGTGCCGCAGGTGTAATGCCAACAAAGCCAGCTCTTGCATGGAAGAGTGGTATCGGCAACAGGACTTTTTTACAGAAGCACGTTTAAACAAAATAAAAGCCTGGAAAGAGCAAGAAGTATTGGATTTGTTTTCTTATACTATGGACGGATTTGGACCCAGGCTTGCCGCTTCATGACCCTTGCTCGCTGGATGAGTGATGTTGCTCCTTCTATGGAGTATGCAATGAAAGCCGCCGGCACAAATCAAGATGCTTTTCTGTACCTCGTTCAGATTGGATACTGTGCCAGGGTCATTGATAACGTTTTAGATGGTGACAAAGAAGTAACCGTTGCTGATCTCATGGACGCCTTTGAAGTCTTATGCTCTCGCATACCCACCAATCCCTTCTACGTAGAGAACATAAGGGAGGTACAACCCTTACAAACACTAGCATGGGAAGGCTGGAAGCAGTCCAACGAGCTTGTGAAAGGCAGTCAAACGGATAAGATTTACGCTCATGTCTACCGAGATATTATTCTTGAGCTTTACCCTATCGTTGCCTTGCTGACTCAAGGATATAATGCGATGATAGAAGTTCGGAACGAAATGAAAGAATACTTTAAGGATACCTGGGTAAAATCGTTGACTAGATAATGGGACTTCAATACGACGTTGCCAATCGTAAATGGATTGTCAGCAACGAGAAAACTGATTACAGAACTGATTTTGCGACAAACAACGATACCAGTCGCAAAACGGATTATCCTACCAATTTAAAAACGGATTATCCAATTTCGGACTATTTAAGAACTGATTACAAAACAGATCGCCCCACCAACTTAAAAACAGACTACAAAACTGATTTCGACGAAAACGCAAAAAAGAAAGAAACCTACTGCAAAAGAAAGGGTCCTTACGGTGGTTGCGCAGAAGAAGGCACTAGGTGGGTCGATGATAAAGAAAAGCAGAGAGAAAACAGGCAAAAAAACGAAGCGAACAGAGCATTAAATGACGCTAATGCGGCAACAAATGCTGAAAATGCAAGGCTAAACGCTGAAAAAGCACAATTAAATTTAGACAATGAAAAAAAGAACCTTGCTATTCAAAAAACAAATGAAGCCCACACGCTGCTGAACGCTCAGAATGCAGCAACAAACTCAGCTAATGCAACATTAAACGCAACAAACGCAAAGCTCAATCAAGACGCCTCTGCACTAAATAAAAAGAATGCAGAAACAAATGCTGCCAACCTTCAGTTAAACAACGAAAACACAGCTAAAAACAGCCTCTATCAAAAGACGGTAAGTCTTGCTGGCGCCACCAAAGGTGGTGATTATGTAGCTCAGCGTGATCAGATCACAGCACAAGAGTTAATCAATGCAGGCATGTCCTCAGCGGACGCGAATGCAGTTATCGACAGCATTAAGGAACAATACAAAACCTTCTATAAGACAGAAAAACTAGAAATTTGGGATACAAAACTAGGAGCTCAGCCTCCATATGCCGATTACCTGATCAACGAGGCCGGGGTTAAGCCAGACGCTGTTACCGGAACGTTTGATCCAAAGTACTACAAAGAACAAAACCCAGAGCTTGCAGCAGCGTATGCAGAAGCTGTAGCCAAGGATGACCTTGATATCATCGAACGGTATGGTGAAAATAATTTTTACTGGCAACACTACACCAATATTGGTAGAGCACAAGGTCTTCGAGGTAACCCAGAAGAGGCAACTGCACAAGCAAACTCTTACATAGAAGAAGGACCAACTGATGCAGAGATCCAGCAGATCCGGGATTTGCAGCTTGGCGTCGACCAAGATACTATTACGCAACGACTTCTGAACATTACAGAAGTAAACAATGAATGGACTAAGGCGCGTCAAGGAGATCCGTACTGGTCAGCCTTAGCAAAAGAGAAATATTTAGACGTTGAGAACGCAGATGAGTTTGCTGTCTTGTTCCGTTTGTCAGAACGTGATCAAGATAAAGAGGTTGTTCTTAACTACAACATTAATGCAGGAAGCGGTATTACAGAGCTAGAGCAAGCAATTAACGATGCGATCGGCGCAAAGGCTGAGGTTGACATCAAAAAGTTTGCAGCATTAAACCAAAGCATTCTTAAAGAAACAATTGAGCAAATGAAAAGAGTAAAAGCTGAGCAAGAGATGCTGGGCTTTTACAAAGGCTTCCAAGGTTTCAATGAAATCTTCAACATTAATGAAACGTTGGCTAATTCCATCCTGGGGGATACAGGCGTGGGAGGAATTCTTTCTTTTACTTCTGCCGGTAAAGCAGAAGAAGATCTTCTTGGTGCGCTAGGTAATGTAACGGGAATGCGAAGCAATGTCGGCTATAACTGGCAGCAGTGGTTTGATCAAGCCATTAAAGAGAAATACGGAATTGATTACACGCTCTTTGAACCCCTGGAAGAAAAGAAAGATATCATTGACGCTTTTACTAGCGAACTAACCAAAGAAAAGGTTTACGACATAGCCAAAGGTGAGTTTAATGAAGAGTTCTTAACTAGAGCTGGTTTCGCCAACTCGCAAGCCTTAGTCGATTTCTTGCAAAAACAAGGAACAGAAGGCCAAACTATTCTTGATGTGATCAAAGGGGATCCAGGGGATGGAGCAAGAACAACTCTTGTTCCAATCCGCTCACGTCTTGAGGCTGACATTAAAACTTTAGATGAGCAAAAGGACAGAGCACTGGCGTTGACCTATACAGCTGGAGATAAAACTCAAGCTATGAACATCGAGGCTCAATTTGCTCGTGACTACATCGATGAGTATTTAATGCCACGCTTTAACACCGCTCGTTCGATGGATGAATTTGTTGAATACCTTGATGTTCGACAAGAAGAAAAGAACCCCTTCCAAACTCAAGACAGTTACGATGCCGTGAAATTATTGGGTCAACAATATACTCAAAAATATTTAGACGACATCAAACTAGAAGGACCCAGAGCGTTTGACCCGAACTTTTACTTCGATCCTGTTACTGACAGTTATAACCAGGAACGGTATGAAAAGCAGAAGAATACCGTTGCTGAAGATTGGGAGAAAGCCAAAGCCGGTGATAAATACTGGGCGGCACAGGCCTACAGATTTGGCATTGACATTAACAACCAGGCCGCATTCGCTCGTATGCACTTTGAAGTGAAAGGCCAAGGCTTAGGCTTTGACCCAGCAGAAGACATTGTAAATGCTGGTAAAGTCAAGGATTTTATTTACGACACTGTTCTTCCTGTTTTAAAAGAAGAAACTTTAAAAGGCGATCCCGTCTTTGGTCAATTTATTACACCAGAAGAATTTGCAGATGAAATGTTAAGGGGCCTGGATCCAGCAGATACTCCTGATGAATGGAAGGAAATTTTACAGCGCTATGGCCTTCAAGATTTTGCTGGCAATATTCAAGAATTAAAAGAGTACATTATCGAAACATTGCGCACAGGCTCTGCTCAGCAGATCCGAGAAGAAATCAAGTACTTAAACGAAAAGCGTCAAAAACCAACCCAAGAAATTCTTGGTGTTACCTACATTCAAAGGCCAGAAGATTATAAAGATGAACTGGCAAAGCCAACAACTGAGCTGTACGCTATATTCCAGAAGGCAGGATTCCAAGGGACAGAGGATGAGTTTTACAATGATTTCTTTCCTGACCTTGATAGAAGTGAACAAATAACACTCACGAAGGCGGGAAGAGACGAAAGACTAGAGGCTTATGGTCTTGATCTTTCTGACCCATTTGCCTCACTTGGTACTATCGAAAGTTTCTTTCCAGATTACCAAGCAGAAGCAGATAAGGAAGCAAAAGAGCAATCACCTGCTGAAAAGTTCACAAGTTATTTTAAAATTGGTATAGACGACGAAGAGGAAGAAGATTACAAATCTGATGCAGGTCAGAAATTCCTCGGTGAGTTCACTTCTATGTTCAAAGGTCTCTAATGTCAGATAAACGTAAAAAGGCAGCCAAGGCAGCCAAGCTCGCCAAGGATGACATGGAGTGCAACAAGCCTCGTCGTACTCCTGGCCATGCCACTAAGTCACATGTTGTTAAAGCTTGTGAAGGCGGTGAGGAGAAGATCGTTCGCTTTGGCCAACAGGGTGTAGAAGGCGCAGGCAGAAATCCGACCACAGAAAAGGACAAAGCCCGCAAGAAGTCTTACTACGCCCGGCACAACGCCCAAGATCCGAATCCCGACAAAATGTCCGCCAGGTACTGGAGCCATCGCGTGAAGTGGATGATTCTAAGTGGTATGATAATCCCAGAGTTTTTACACGCATGTCTTCACGTTGGAACTACGTTGACGTAACTTGCGAAAAATGTCCTGCAGAAAGCTCAATACGAATTGACCAATATAATCGCAAGGGAAAGCAGTGGATTTGCCGTTCTTGCGCATTTAGCGGCAGAAAACTAAACATTAAAGAACCTTCGCCAAAACATGACCCACGAAAATTGGGAGCATGGAAAAGCTATTACAGAGCAATGAAAAGAGTCAGAGATAATCATCACGGCGTTTATGCAGACGTTTGTTTCAAATTTGAAAGTTTCCAACAATTTTGGGAGGAACTAGGCGAAAGGCCAGAAGGTAAAAGCCTTGACCGCATCGATCCCTGGGGCCACTACGAACCAGGTAATGTCCGTTGGGCTACTCATATAGAGCAATGCAACAATAGAAGAAGGCAAAAACCTAAAACCCGGTAAAGTGGTGACGTTCCTTCCCCATGAAGAAAATGAAGAAAGGCGGTGGCTTCACAGCTGGCAAGCCTAAAAAGACCCGTCAGGGCCAAGGTATAAATTCAAAAGCAAATCACGGCCGCAAGAAAAAACGCGGTCAAGGCTGATTGCCTTTTTATTTGTGTAATATGGGAGTACTTGTTGTATTCCCATGGGCGAATTTCGGGAAGCTGTAGAACTTATTCGTAAGTACGAAGGTTTCAGCGAAAAAGCATATCCGTCTGGGGACGACGGCAGATACACTGTCGGCTATGGTACTCAGTACTACCCAGACGGTACGCCCGTCAAACAAGGGCAATGGTGTACAAAAGAGAAAGCCATGGAGTATCTGTTCCAAGAGGTGAAGACGATCCGTTCACTCTTAGATGATCTCAAGCTAAATCTTGATCACTCCATGGAGCAAGCGTTGATTTCGTTTGTACATTCCATCGGATGGAACCCCTTTTTGTACAGTACCATTGTTGATGCTATTGAGCGTGACGATCTCTCTGAAGCAGCAGAAGAGATGATGAGCTGGATTTTTGATGAGAATCACGAAATAATTGGTGGCCTTTTAGATCGCCGTAGGGAAGAAGTCGCGCTGTTCTTAAGAGAAGTTGATGGCAATCCCTGGGCCTCTACAGAGGTATTGATGACAGCATTCCGTAACTACTCCGCTGCTCCGCACCAAGTCCGAGCAATTCGAACACTAGAGGAAAACATCAATCCTTATGTGTTGGCAGAATTCGCAAACAACTTTCGGATCTCAGAAAGTCCCTGGATTCCGCTTTGTTCTGAAGAGCTAGATTCCTTGTTTGCTAATTAGGCTTAGAATATTCCTATCAAAGTCGCTAGGACGAGATGGAGAGGCAAGTTGAACCACGGCAGTTTGAGTTGCCATTGGAACTGCAGTTCTCCATGCGTAAAGCTGAGATGGCTGCCCAAGAAATGACTTGGGATGAACTCTATTACGCATTGCTCAACCTCTACCATCAGCGACTGATGGAGTGGCATGCAGTTAAAGAGATATTGGCGGATGAAAACATCGAACTGAACTTTGATGTTCCCACCGATCTAGAACTAGAAGAACTCGCCGCCGCCTGCGCAGGTTACGAAGACGACGACGACGAAGAAGAGTGTCAGCCGTTCTGAGCTTCCACGAACTGAATAAGACGGTCCAGGTACCACTGGGCCTTTTTTAATGACTGAAGCCCGCCTTTGTGACGTTCCCGCCAAAGGTATTTAACAACATTGCCCTTGAGATAACCACGGAATTCCTCAAGGGTTTGCTGAGCTTCAATCCCTTCAATGCACTCAATGGCACCATCGGTGTAATGAGGTGGATGATTAACCTCATCAGCCTGGATCACAGGAGGCTCCTCTTTCACGGCCCAGGGCACAGGACAAACGCCGCCAGGGCACTCACTAACTTCTCCTATCGGATCAAACCACGTCGTTTGGCTGATTCCAGTTTCTCCTCCTCGTCCGGCTCCTCTAGTTCCAGCACCAGAGTCTTGGGTTTCGGAGATGCTCCCATTGCCAAGCCCTCCTCCATCGACGGAATATATCCCGTCATTCCAGGACGTGCTCCCTCGAGATTCAACGGATTCCTTTCTAGCCCCTGCTCGCATGCAACTAGACCACGGTTGTACATGTCATATAAGGGTACATCATTTTCTTCG